GGAGAGATTGTAAAAGCTCTCATCAATGATGGTGCAAAACTCGGAGTATCTTCTAGAGGACTTGGTTCTTTAGAACAAAAGGGAAATGCACAATATGTTAAAGACGATTTTCAACTTGCTACTGCAGGCGATATCGTTGCAGACCCATCTGCTCCTGAGGCATTTGTCGAAGGAATAATGGAAGGTGTTGAGTGGATTATGGGAGATGATGGTATATTAACTGCTCACCAAGCAGAAGACTACCAAAAAACTCTTAAATCTGCAAGACTAAATAAATTAGAAGAAACTAAGTTAAATCTATGGAAAAGGTTCGTTGAGAGTCTATAACATATAAATAAAATAAAGTAATACATAAAGTATTAAAACAGGAGAAAAAAATGGCAGAGTTAGAAAATAACCTTACAGTTGATGAAACTGTAGAAACAGTATTAGAGGCAGGACAACCTGACGCTAAAGCTGAAAAAGGTGATAAAAAACCCGTCAAACAAGGTTCATCCGATGCCGAGTCTATTGAGTCGGGTAAAGCGGAAGTCGTCCCAGTTGAAACCAATCCTGTTGACAAAGCGGTTAAGTCAGTAAAAGACGCTGAGAAGAAAGTCCCTTCAAATGAAGGTGACCCTCAGAAGAAAGGTGCTGGTAAAGCTGAAAAGCAAGAGAAAATCAAAGAAGATGCAAAACCTTCAAAGATGGAATCAATAAAAGCTATAGTCAACAATATGAAGGAAATGACTAAGGAAGAACTTCAATCAGTGTTGTCTACAATATCTGAATCTGAAGAGGACGAAAGTTTGACTAAAGCAGAAGTTGCAAGAGCAGTTGTTGAGTCTTTGAAAACTATGGACGAAGACAAAGTAGGAGAAATCCTTGAGTCTATGTCTGAAGAAGTATCTGAAGAAGTTATAGAAGAAGATGCAGTCGCAGAAGAAGTTTCTGCAGACGTTGAATCTTCATTAGTCGAGATTGAAATAGATGACGACCTATCAGCAATCTCAGAAGCATTAGACTTATCAGAAGAAAATGCTGAGAAAGCAAAGACTATCTTTAAGGCTGCTGTACAATCAAAAGTACAGGAAGTCAAAGAAGAACTTGATGCTAAATATCAAGAAGAATTAAAAACTACAGTTGATACTGTTAAAGGTGACCTTACGGAAGCAGTTGATAAGTACTTAACATATTGTGCAGAAGAGTGGACGAAAGAAAACGAACTCGCAATAGAACGTGGTTTGAGGTCAGAAATGACAGAAAACTTTATTGATGGATTGAAAACATTGTTCGTAGAACATTATGTTGACGTTCCTGAAGATAAGTATGATGTTATCGATGAACTCGCAAATCGTCTCGAAGAGATGGAAGCTAAACTAGACGGTGAAGTGTCTCAAAACATGGCAATCGTTGAAGAATTAGATACACTCAAGAGAGGAAATGTTGTGTCAGAAGCGTCTTCGGACTTGACTGATACGCAAAAAGAAAAACTATCTTCACTTGCTGAAGGAGTAGATTACAAAGACGAAGCAGACTTCCAAGAGAAGATTGCAGAAATCAAAAGTGCCTACTTCCCTGCAGAAGGTGAAAAGGTAGTTACTGAGACCTTGGTTGTTGAAGGTGACAATGAATTCGAAGTTGAACAAACAGAGAAATCAGTAGACCCAACAATGGCGAAGTACTCTTCAGCAATAACAAAACTCGCACCATTAGGTTAGAGTTTAATTTAAAGGAAAAATAAAATGTTTTTATCAGAAAACTTACAAGAAAAGTGGCAACCGATTCTAGAACACTCCGATTTACCTAAAATCGAAGACAACTACAAACGTGCTGTTACTGCAGTTATCTTGGAAAACCAAGAGAAAGCCCTTGCAGAACAAAATCTACAAGAAGCTGCACCTTTAAATGCTACTGGAACAGGTATATCTAACTGGGACCCGATTTTAATATCCCTAGTAAGACGTGCTATGCCAAATCTCGTTGCGTACGACATTTGTGGAGTTCAACCAATGACTGGCCCTACTGGATTAATCTTTGCTATGAAAGCAAGATATAATGATTATCCATCAGGAACACGTTTAACTAAATCTGAAGCAATGGGAATTGACGAAGTACAGAGTGATTACTCTGCAGGCGTTAACCCTACTGCTGCCGGCCCACTTGCTGCACAAACAGGAGACCCGTTCAACGGTTCTTATGCTAGTGATACAGGTTCAGGTATGTCTACTGCATCAGCAGAGGCACTTGGAGATGTAGAAGCATCAAATGGTTTCGCTCAGATGGGTTTCTCAATTGAGAAAGCTACAGTTACTGCTAAGTCAAGAGCATTAAAAGCAGAATACACACTAGAACTTGCACAAGACCTTAAAGCAATCCACGGTCTTGACGCAGAATCAGAATTAGCAAATATTCTTTCATCAGAAATTCTTGCTGAAATCAACCGTGAAGTTGTCAGAAATGTCAACATCCAAGCAAAAACAGGTGCTTCTGCAGCTGCTTCTGCAGGTACATTCAACTTAGACGTTGATGCAAACGGAAGATGGTCAGTTGAGAAATTTAAAGGATTATTGTTCCAAATCGAAAGAGAATCAAATGCAATCGCTAAAGAAACTCGTAGAGGTAAAGGAAACTTTATTCTATGTTCTTCAGACGTAGCATCTGCTCTTTCAATGGCAGGAGTATTAGATTACGCACCTGCTTTATCAACATCTCTAAACGTAGATGACACAGGCAATACTTTTGCTGGTGTTCTAAACGGTAGAGTTAAAGTATACGTTGACCCTTATGCAGGTTCAGACTACTTGACTGTTGGTTATAGAGGAACAAACCCTTATGATGCAGGTATGTTCTATTGCCCATACGTTCCATTACAAATGGTTCGTGCAGTTGGCGAGAACACATTCCAACCAAAAATCGGTTTCAAAACT